TCTATTTTGTTTCTTTTCCAAGCACTGTAACTCCACGGACATACTTGACGTATGCTGTAAAAATAATCTTCCCAAAGTTGATTATCTTTTACCGCCTCTTGAACCGCCTCTTTTACCGCCGCGTTTTCCACCTTTTTTCTTTTTCTTCATAGCCATAGCCCTCACGCTCCTTATGTGATGTTAGTACCTAACAGTGCTTTTTTAGCATTGTTGATATCTACTTTTGTTAATTCAGGATGTTTTTCTAACATTTGTTCGTCAGTATAACCTTGCATAATCATTTCCTGAATATGTGCATCTTGCGTTTCAGGAGTTGTTGTAGGGTGTGGTTCTTCAAATTCTGAAACAACACCTGGATCAACTTCCATCCACTCTAAGATTTGTTTATCAATTTGTTTAAGCACACGTGGGTCATTTGCTGTGTCACGTGCAATTTTTAGTTGTGCAATCTCGCTCTCTGTATCTCTAATGTTGAATGAACCTGGATAGTCAATTGTTCCTGTCCAGTCATATCCCATATACAAACACCACAACTTCCAAATATGTTCTTCAGCAAGTTCAACGCTGTCTGCTTTTTCTGAAAGTCTTGCATTAAGAAGTTGAAATTCTTGTTCTTGGGCCACTCCGCTCATGCGTCTTGACTCTGTGCTTCTTATTGATCCTGTGTTAGCAATTTTATCAATTGCGTCTACAGTTTGTTCAATTGCCTTAAAGATTGATTCAACACTTGCACCATTAAATTCTAATGCATATGGTTTTAGTCCTGGATCTAAGTTTTCTGGCATATGAATAATTGCACCTGCACCTGAACCAATGTTAGTTTCTGGTGTTGCACAAATTGAAGGATGTGTGTTAAGTCTAATACTTTGATCAACTTCACTTGTGCTGTTGTAGATAAAACGTTGTAGGTCTGCAATGTCTGCTAAGTCACTTACACCAATGCCTCTAACTGTGCTTCTAATGTTGTAAACACAAACAGCAGGAATAACTCCAAGTTGATTTGGTTCTTCATACTGCTCTTGTATTTCATTACCATCAACATCTACTATTGATGTTTTGATTGTGTCTTTGCGCCATTCTTTTACTACACGAATTGATTGGTTAACATCTTCTAAATATTTAAAATATGACAGTTCGTATCTACCATTAGGTGAACGTGTGTACTGCCAATCTAATACTGTTAGTGGTGTTAATAAATTTACATATGGACGTACACCTTGCATACGCTGTTCTTCAAGCGTTGTTGCATTTACATTTGGTTGTGTAACTACTACCCAACTGTGTCCAAATACACTTGACCATGTTGCAACATCTTTCATAAATGCATCAAGACTTCTGTCGTCCATGTCTGCATCTCTTAAGAAACTGTCTACCTCAGGTAGGCCTTCAACAGTTCCTAAATCTCTCATGGGTGATTCTCTAAATAAAAATGATTTGTATATAGAAACAACTGAGTAACAGTCATTTCTTAATGGTGTGTTGTTGAGTCTTGCTGTGTATTCACTGTCAGTTTCAAGTTGATATCTTGTTAGGTGTTTAGCATCTCTGTAAGTTTCTCCGCCTAAATAACTTTCAAGTAAGTATCTCCAGCGTGGTTGGTATGTGTCATATAATTCATTACCTGAAATTAAATGACTTATTTCTGTTTGTATAGTTTCTGTTATTGTGGCCATTAATATGTTCCTTTGTTAGTTTTCGTTACTAATCTGGTGCCCCCAACGTTGAGGCAGTGCAGGCGTAACTTGTCGTTGCAGTGGAAATAGATATGCAACACAATAACTTAATGCGTCAAACTGGTGTGAAAAGTCTGCTTTTCCACCTTTTTCAGGCACCTGCGTTCCTTCACGAAAATTATATTTTTCCATGCTTTCTATACTGTATTTACACATTTTACTTATAAACAAGTGTCTAACGCCATCTGCAGAACAGAAACGTGCATTGGTAGCATTTATTCTATCACGTATTGCATCATGCTTACGCGGTGCTTTAATAATGAATCCGCTGTTTTGTAGTATGCTGTGATCTGTTTGACCATTAGCACTTGTTTTTCTGGCTTGACCGCTGGGATCAGGATAGAAGAATATCTTGCTACGAGGATATCTAACCTTAAGTTCATCTGCTAATTCTTGTGTGTGACTGTTGTGCATTTGTATTTCGTCTATGCAATACAATGTATCGTTGTGCCTTACAAATATACAAGCAGTGATAGGACTTACGTTAAAGTCACCTCCTACGTGCAACACACTTAGGTTAAGTTCTTGTGGTAGTTCTCTAACATTTAATTCTCTATCAAATGCCCAGGCTACCCTTGCTTCTGTGGTTTCAAATGAGGCTTCAAACTCTTGCCTAAACTGTTTAAGACTCATCTCTTGACGTGCTTGTTCTACTTCACGTTCAGTAACAAATCCTGCTTCAAGTGTAGTAAAGGTCCAACTCTTCCAATCATCTGGCAATTTTTCTTGCATGTTGTAGAGGTCATATGTCCAATTGCTTTTGCCTTTAGGCGTTGTAATAAACAATGCCCCACCCTGTTGGTCAGCAAGTGCAGGTCTAATTATAGTTTGGAATAATTCTGGATCAACGTCTGCACACTCATCTATAACAACGTATGACAGACTCACCCCACGCAATGCATCAATGTTTTCACTACCTTTGAGACTGATTAATGAATTGTTTTTTAAGCGTATGCTTAATTCACTTTCGTTAATCTTTTGCACCCAGCGTAGGTCCAATAGTTTTTCTTTTAGCAGTTGCCACGCCAGCATCTTTGCTTGCCTGTAACTTGCAGTAATGTAGAATATATTTTGATTAGGGTTTCTTGCGTGATAGCATATCTGTCTTATAGAGAGATATGTCTTGCCAGACCTACGTCCAGCAACTACAGTCTTCCAACGATGTGGATCATTCGCAACCTCTGATTGCCATTTTGCTAATTGCATACATGTATTTATACTATGAAATATTTGAGTCTAAATCATTAGAAAATACTATTGTATTTTTGCGTAGTTCTTCTAAGTCTGTCTTAACTGTTGACAACTTGTTGTTAAATGTTTTGTAATTAGTTGCAATACTTTGATGTTGATTGCTTAATTCCATTAGCAAGTCTTGCAGTCTGTTGTTGTTCTGCACCAATTGATTGATAATATTACGTTGTCTGAGACTTTCAACTTTTAATTGTTGCAATTCAGCATAAGGGTCAAATTCGTTGTTAAACATATTAGGTCCTTCCCACCAGTCTTTGCTCATACTAATATTTATAAAAGTGGACAGTTCGCCTGCATGTCCAGGCAGTCGTGATGATGTAGTTGTTAAAGGAGTTAACTGTCTGATATGAAGTTAACACAACATCACGAAAACCGTTAAACAAGTTCAAACTGAGTCTCAAAAGAAGTAGGCGGGCCTTCATAGCCTCCGTCTAATCCATTCCATCCTGGCGGATATCTATTGATGTCTGAGTCTGAATTTGATATGTTAACGCCTGCTTCTTTATTGTACATTTCAGCAATTTGTCTCATAAAGATCCAGAAATCACTTTTAATACTATTGCCTGTTGCAGGATTTATAGTGAATACTTTGCCGTATTCTCTCTTAAGATTTTTTTCGTCTTTGATAGAGGGGTTGCAAACATTCTCATGAAAGTCTTCATTGTTTAGAAGATAATCACTTACCGCTCTAACACTGTGTATTAGATTTGCATTTTTAATTTTATACTGTTGTTTGAAACGTATAGAACTTTTGATTATGTTTTTCATTTTGGCATTGTTTAATTTGTGCCAACGTTGTATAAATGAACTTCTGGGGATTCTCCCATTTTCATTATTGTATATGTTCTGCTCTGCGATAACGTTTAAAAAGTCGTCCCAATCAGCATGAATTATATTAGATACTGTTTCCATATTGTTACTCCGTTCTTACTTGTTTGTTTCAAGTTGTAAATTGCCTATTTAACATCCTATGAATATTCATAGTATTAATATATTATACTACTTTTCTGAGTCTTTGTCAACCACTTTTAACAGAGGATTTACCTCTTTTGGTTGTTTTAATTCAAATGCTTGTGCTTCTACAATCTCTGACTTTTCTCTGTTTTTGACTGCTTCTACAATCTCTTGAGCACGGTCTTGGTCTAATTTTTTAAAACCTTGTCTTGGATTGCCAGAATAGTTGTGTTCTCCATCAGTCCAAAGATTATTTGATATTTTCTTCATTGTATTCCTCCGTTGTTTCTACCCATGGTAGTGGGTCATTGCTTTCTGTGTTAATAATTTGATCGCTCATGCCCAATAAGTTTTTAGCAAGAAAGATCTGCACTGCGGCGTTCATCTTTTGTGTGGCATTAGTAAGCATAGCACGTCTAAGTGTTATCTTTAATTCTTCACGCCCTTTTGTAAGATTATCCGCAAAATTGTATCTTAAGGTGTCTTCTTTGACACCAAAATAGTTCGCAATCTCATTGTCACGACATCCTAATGCCGCTAATTTCTCTACTGAATCTGGTGGAACTACTGTTTTATCACGCCCTACAGCAATACCTGTAACGGTTGCTTCTACTATGCGTTTAGGTTTTGGCCCTGGTTTGTTGTTGCCAATGTTGTTTTCTACGGTCATTGTTACCTCGCCTCCTTTGGAGTTTGTGTAACACTATTTATTGGTTTTAGTGAAAATACCATGCTATTTGAACGTATGCAAGTATAAACTGTGTAGTTCGCACCAATCAATGAATATCTTAGTAGGATTGATTATAGGGAATTCTCCTTGTTCAGGATTCCACCAATCTTCACATTCATTTTTAAGTATGAACTCTGCTAATTCCCATTCATCATCATTGATTGTTAACCAGTGTGTAGGTTGTTTAGGTAATACCATTATTTTGCCTTTGCTTTTCTTGTTCTTGTATATTTACGTGTGGCCGCTTGACGAAATGTAAGTCCTTCATGTAGTCTCTTATAGTAGACCCATCTGGGTACGCCATTAGCAAGACCGCGTCGCATCCAACGTGCTTGTTCTGTGTTGTAACTGCAACTTGCATTAGTTCTTGAGTTTATGTCGCCTTTGACCCAATTCCTTGGTCCATATGGTTTTGATGTGTCCTTGCGATGTAGATCTGAAACGTGTTCAAGATCACCTACACAGTCAAAAAAGTTTAAGAATCCTTCTTGACCATACTCTTTGATGCTCCATTCATCTACTACATCATAGTAACGTTTTTGTGCTGATTTTGGCGTGTATTTCTTGCGCCAACGAGGATCACATCTTTG